TGAGAGGTGAGGCTAGGGCATTGCAGATGATGTACTGAGCAAGCTCAAAGCCGTCCCGCTCAAAGAAACTCATGGTCTCTTTCCAACCTTCCAGCGTCCCCTTGGATGCTAAGGCGGGGAACAGATAGGACGTGCTGGGAGTAGGAGCGTTCATACGGGCTCTATCCTTAAAGTATTCCTGATCCCCAAGTACAAAAGATGTTAGATCGTCATCGCTCCAACCAAACTGACGCCGAGACTCATCCGCTGCCGTTGTGTCCTGCAGGTGATTGGCCCACTGATAGACGTAAAGCGCGAGCTGGTCCATTTTCGGCAGAGCCACACCTAGACGCCCCATAGCCTTTTTGAACTCCTCCCTTGAGTGTATGGCGTGCAGGGGCACCACAGCCTCTTTCACACCGTCCTTGGGGAAATGCGCCTGAATCAGATAGGACTCACCATCGCTGATGTCATTGATGCGGCGGGCTACATACAAGTCGTTGTGGTAAATCATCGACTCTTCGATCTCGCCGTCCTGCTTCAGCTCCCTCTTGTACACCCCACCGTTCTGTCCTCGGAAGTAGGGCTTGGGGTACACCGGGATAGTGAACTCCTGCACCGGTGCGTTTGGTGAAGTCTTTACCGGGGACACCACTATCTGCTCGCCCTCGGCTTCCTTGACCCGCATCCCTAAGGATATGGGGGACTTTACCTTGCCCCAGTTTGGGCATTCCTTACAGACGCCGGGGTTGTACTCATCGAACTTCGTGCAGAGGTACGGTCCCTTGATCCCGTCGAACTTCTCGTTGGTCTCTTCTGGGTCGTAGGCAGGGTGCCTCTTCGATATGTTGTGAGCAGCGGTGCGCCCTTCGGCGCAGAACTTGGTGATGGACAGCCCTGCACGCCATAGCGGCTCGTCCACCGTCTCTTGGTGCATCACGATGCGCTTCAACTGCTCGCAGCCATTACCACCAACCGTGCGGTTCATGATGTTGACGAAGCTGCTTTCCTTGTTGGCGATGGCCCGCTGCATGATCGAACTGGACTTGTCGTACAGCAGATCAAGGGACGAGTTACCCGCCTTGCCCAGCGCTGGGCCGAATCCGTTTACACACTGCAAGAACGCCTCAGCCGCTATGGGCTTGATCTCGCTTGTTGTGAAGAACTCTACGGGAGCCGGGGGCTTACCCTTGTGGTTGTGCGTACCGGGCAGGCGCAGTACCCGAGCAGCATCGGCAGTGACGTTGGCGTCCGCCAGCAAGCCATGAGCTGCGCAGGCCTTCTTCAAGCGGCTGGCGATGTCCACCCACACGTCGGTCTCAAGGGACTCATCAAGAACCCAGTAGACGTGCACCCCGCGCCCCGAGTTAATCAGGACGGGCTTGGGTAGCTGCGTCTTCTTACAGAACTCTTGCAGCGCCTTGAGGGCACTGTGCTGGTCTGGATAGTCTTTGGTCGGCCCGCAGTCTAAGTCTAGGAAAAACGACTTGAGCTGAATCGCGTTAGCTACGCGCCGAGAGTTGTCCATCCCGAAGGTAGCAAGGGCAAAGTACGCGTCGTAACCCTGAGCGTCGTAGCCCTCTGCTGCCTTTATCAAATCTTCTACGGAGGTGTAGAACTCCTGCTTGCGGTCCCCGTCAAACGTGCGAGACACGAACGTGCAGTAGCGGCCTTCTCCCCCTAATACCTGCTGCAAAAATGTTGTTGTGTCCATATTCCACCCAAAAGTTAGAGACACCGCGACAGGGGCGCTGCAGTACCCTTTTCGGCATAGGCCTAGTCGCGGTGCTGGGGGACTCGGTTAGTCGTCCCAACTGTCGATAACGTCGCTGAGCGATTCCTCTGAATCTTCAGGGGGCGCACTCTTCTTCGCCATCTTCTTGGGCTCTTCAACCTCAGCCGTAGGCTCGTCCTCGATGGCGTTCTTACGCACCCGGGCCTTAGGCTGCTGGACTTCAGCAGGTTGGGGGGCTTCTAACTGCGGCTGCTTCTGCACCCCATCCGTTTGCGACACAGTTAGCGTGATGGCCCGCTGGGTGTCTTCGTGCTCGACCATCTTAAAGATGATCTCTGCCTCTTCGTTGGTTACGCCACGCACCGGCTTGAAGAGCAGCTTGGGCGTATCGCTATCCTCGTCGAAGTAAGCCTCGGTCACCACAACACTGAGCGGCGTACCGGCCTCGCCCTGGCGATTCAAGAACTGAGCATACGCCTTAAAGGGCATTTTGTTACCCCGGGCGTCGCCAAAAATCGACGTAGCGGGTAGCTGGAGCTGATAAATCTCGTCCAGCCGGTCAGTAAACGCCACAGCAATGCGCTGCGAGAAGCGGCAAGCGCGACCGTTGTTTGGTCCTGAGCCCTTTACATGTTGCGGGCAATCGTTGCACCGTGCGGCTTGGCGCTGATCTTCCGGCACATCGCTGGCGGGGGTGTTGGTATCTGCGGACCAGCAGGTAGGCGGAGCAGCCTTATCAGGATCGTAGGTCGCTGAGTAGTAGGTCCGAGACACAGGCGCAACGTTAACAATCACGAACTCAAGGCTATCGCTCTTGCTCACGTTGACTTGTTCACCATTCTCAATCATGCGGAACTTGCCACCACGCAGACTGATTCGGCGGTTGACCGACTTCGGTTTTTCGTTACCTGCCGCCCGGGTGTTGATACCCCGCAGGGCTGCGAGCAGGTCAGGGTTGAGCATGGACTGAACGTCCACAACATCGTTGCTCATGGTGTTCTCCTCGTTATGCGTCTTCGTCTAGGTCAATGTCGAACACAGCTTCGGGCTCATCGCCGTACACCGTCTCCACAACTTCGTCCGACTCGACTTCTGGTACTGCTTCTTCTACTGCCTCTTGTGCCACTTCTTGCTCCGGCTTAGCGGCGCGTAGCCCACGCAGGTGCGCTTCTACGTCCTCCACATGGAACCGGTAAGTCTGCCCCGCTTGGATGTAAGTCTCGCGGGGGATTGAGCCGTTACGCACCCAAGACCGCAGGGTGGTGATGTTCACTCCGAGGTAGCGGCTCAGCTCCTCAAAGCTCATGTACGTCTTGTTCATGCCTTCTTCCTTACTGAGAGGGTGTATTCCGAATCCACATTCAGCCCGGGGGGCAGCAGATCGGGGTTTTCCTCAAGGAACTGCCCTACATTCTTCTGGTTCAGGCGCTTGTCGAAGAACTCAGGGACTTGGTTGTCCAGCACGAACTTGTACATAGACTCCCAGTCGCTGGTCCAATAACGGCGCTTCACCTGTCGGTAGAACGTGCCCTCGGAGGCTTTAACGCTCTCGACGTTGTGCTCCTTGCAGTCATTCAGAAGCTCGCGCTTCACCATTTCTTGCTGCTTGGTCAGCTTCTCGTCTTGAGCCTTGAACTCCGTGGCTAGCTCGTGTCGCCGCTGGCGTATCTTCAAGTACACCTTTGTGAGCTTGTCCACGGACATTTCCGGTGCGTCACTCATAGCGTTCTCCTCTAGTGGTGACCCGTGAACTTTAGCTCAGTTTGGCTAGCTAGTCAACTATCTCCTTATAAAGGTCTATGATTTTTGAATGTACGTCTATTTTGTTGTCAAGTAGTGAATATATACGCTTTTCTACGTCAGACCCTTGCAACTGGATCACTGTACAGGGGTGTTTCTGGCCGGAGCGGTGCACCCTGGCATTGGCCTGGGCATAGGTCTCCAGAGAGCTGGTGGGGCCCCACCACACAATCGTATTGGCCGCCGTCAGGGTAACCCCATGAGCCGCTGCCTGAGGCTGGATGATCAGCACCCGGGGGTCACTCTGCTCTTGGAACCGCTTGAAGATATCCGTCCGCCGCGACGCCGAAACCCCACCGTGGATGCACTCAGCGGTGATGCCATCCTTCTTGAGGCGATCAGCCAACAGGTCAATGACGTGCTTGAACGGTACGAAGATCAGCACCTTCTGGCTCGACTCGTCGATGACTTCTTTCAGGACCCCGTAGCGGTTGTTGATGTCGAACTCTAAGGTCTCTCGGTCGTCCGTGTAGACGGCACCGCAACTGATTTGGAGGAGCTTGTTCATGCACACTGCAGCGTTGGCAGCGGTCACGTCTTCGCCGTCCGCCTGCATGATCATCAGCTCGCGAAGCTGTTTGTAGTACCTCTTCTGCTGAGGTGTTAGCGCCACCTCGCGCTTAACGTAGGTCATTTCCGGCAGGTCAAGGCACTGCTCTTTGGTGAAGCGAATCGCTGGCTGGAGTGCTCGGTACACCACCTCGGTAGCACAGTCCTTGGGTACCCACTTAAACTGAGTCACCTTGTGCATGACTTGATCGCGAAACGTGCCGAAGAACCGGGGTACCCCACCGGGGTTGACCAGCTTAGCTAGGCCGTAGGCGTCCACCGGGGACTGGGCAGCGGGCGTACCGGTCATCATCCACAGCCAAGTCTCTGGCTTTATCAGGCTGTTCAGCACCTTCCAGCGGTTGGTCTGGGGGTTCTTGTAGTGCGTAGCC